AATTTAGCGGCCTTGGCCGACCAGTTTTTTCTTGCCGCGACGGCGTGGACGGCTGTGTTGGCCCATGCCCTGGCTTGTCGTTTTGGGGCGTCCGGCTTTGTGCTCCAGTCGCCCTGTGCCTGTTTTTGCCCTAACTGCCATTAGACCGCACCCCAGTTCGGGTAGTCCGGTCCGGTGATGTAGGCCGCTAGCTCGTCGGTGGTGGTGGTGGCTTCGATGGCGTCGAGTTTGATGCCGCAGCGTTGGCGGATTGCTTGGCGGTATTCCTTGACTTCGAGGGGGACTTCGGCGCCGTTGTCGGCTTCGCGGATCACCATCCAATCGCTGGGTTGCAGCAGGCTGTTGGCGGTTTCACGGGTTTGATCGTTCCACTGATCCACGAGCTGTCCGTGGTCTTTGGGTAGTCCCGGTCCCCAATAGAAGCGCTGATCGTATGGCGCAGGGTCTGGTACTTCGGTGATACCGATGGCGGCGCGTTCTTCTGGCGTCGCACATCTCAACCAGTTAGCCGGAAACTGCGTGCCGTCCGGTGTGGTGAACGCCACGTCTGGTGATAGTGGCTTGCCGTTTAGCAAAAACATGGCGATCAGGTCCGTAGTTGAAGGTTAGCGGGCTCGGGAATACTGGAAGGGCGACTCCGCGAAGGCGGCATATACGTGAGTCGAGTTGTTCGTGTTTATACCTCCATAAGTGCCTCTAATCTTAAAACCGTTTGAAGTTATATCGATGTCAACAGTGCTAATGCTGTCTTCTGCGTTGGAAAGATTTGCGTATAAATTTCCGCTAGTAGCGTTGTAATTAGGTCTGCTGTTGTCTTTGATGACCCAATGGCTTGTCGCGGCGCCGGTTGTCGTCTCCTTAACCATCACCCACCTTGGGCGGAAATTACAGAACACAAACGGCCCATCCGCGCTGCCGTTGCCCGTGTAGCTGCCGAAGGCGCTGTAGCCCGCGACTGGGGCGAAGCAGTAGGCGACCATCGTTGCGGTGCTGGGGTTTAAGTCTGCACCGACGTAAAAGACGGTAGATGTAGGAAGACTAGAAGACGAACCTCCGAAGGTTGTAGTTCCTCCACCTCCGTAATTCTTGGCGGAAGTAAGGTTTAGCGCAATGTAATCATTGGCAGCAAAGGTTCCGTGCCAAGTTAGCCAGTTATTGGTTGTGTCTCTGCGCTTGGTGATTATAAATTGTGGAGCAACTCCCAAACCGTGGCCGATTGAGGCATTTGTAGATCCCGTCCCCGTATAAGTAACCACCGAGAACCCCGCACTGGCGTTAGCCCTGACACTGGACGTGATGGTGCCTGCGGTGTTGGTGACGGTGGAGCTTCCGGCGTCCCAGGTCCATGCGGCGTAGGTGGCGCTGCTGGTGTTGACCTGCGCCAGTGTGCCGAGCGTGAACCCTGCGGAGTTGAACGCCGTTAGTCCGTTGTCGCTGGTGACTTCTGCATCGGTGTTGTTGGACTCAAGCCGTGCCTGTGCGCCACGCACTGCGTCATACAGCGTGTTGTCGGTAGCGGCAGAGCGTGACTTGATCCACACCAGATCGGGGCTGAAACCGAGCGAACTGGTGGGTGTCAGCGTGGAGCCGGTGCCGGTGTAGAGCACCACATCCATCACCGTGCTGGGCTTGACGATGGTGGGCGCGGGAAGGTTAGCGGTGCAGAGCGCTTTGAAGCCGCTGGGGGCGGTGTAGGCGAAGGGGCGTTGGCCGAAGTTGGCGACGCCAGGGTCAAAGCAGATCGGGGCAGTTAGTCCTGAAAGTGTTCTGCTAATAACTCCTTGACTGACGCCATTCTTAAAGTATTGAACGGTATTTGCGGTTCTATCTATAGCTATTCCAATCACGTCGTTTACAGCATAAGTAGCGCCGTACGCCACCCAGCTGCTTCCGTTGAACTGTGTTCCATCGCTCCTGTAAGCCGTAATGTTTGCAGCATTGCTTGCATAATTATAACGAGACCAGCCTACCCATTGGCCAACGGCGGACGGCGTAAACTCGTAATACCACTTGCCTGAGTCAATAAAGAAAGTTCCCATCCCATGACTGCTAGTCAGGTCAAGATTGCCATTGGTTTTTGTTCCGGTTGCAACTGCATCAAGCGGATTCAACGTGCAGTAATTCCCCCTTACCTCACCCCCCACGCCCGTATCGGTCTGGCTGCCGTTGACGGGTACGTCGATGAGGCTGTCGTTGCCTGCGCCAGCGGTGACCGATAGATTCGTTGGGGTGAAGTTGTTGCCGTTGCCGCTGGTGTCTTTACCGAGTGCAGCAGCCGTGGCGGCGGAGTTGTCCGCGAAATCAAGTTTGAAGCCGTTGGTGCCGTAGCTGCCGCTAAACGCCTTCGGCATCCACACGCCGGTGGTAGCGGAGAACTCACCGAAGCTGGTGGGGTCTAACGCTTGGCCGTCGATGAAGTGGATGTCGGCTAGGTAAGCGCTGCAGTAACCCGATACCGCAGGAAGTGCTCCAATGTAATGAATCGACGCGCCGTTTATATACGTATCGCTGTTCTGCGGTATCGTCGGCGTTGCACTCAAGGGCGCTTCCGTTCCATTGACGTAAAGTTTTACGCGATTAGCCGCTGATGCTTGGGTAGTATCAACAGTCACAACAATGTGCATCCACGCCGCCAAATCTCGATAAACGGCAATTGTCTCATTAATGTAATCACTGCTGCCGACTCGCGTATAAAACCGCAGTACGTTTCCGGATGTAAATCTAATGAGTGCCGTATCAGTGGTGCTGTTCGGCCCAGCAAATAAGTAATCGTCTGCCCCTATTCGGCTCCGCTTCACCCACCCCGCCCAGATCCACGTCTTGCGGTTGCCAGCTGATGCGGGGGTGCGGCTGAGGTAAGCCGAATCCGCCGAGTTAAACCGCAGGCTGCGGCTGATGGTGTAGCCGCCTGCAGCAGCCGTTGCGAGGAGCAGGGGGTTGGCGCTTCCGGGAATCATCAGCTCAGGTTGGTAATCAGAGTGGCGGTGATCTGCGTTGTGGACTGCACGGCATACACCAAGCAGCTACGAGCACTTGCGGTGCTAGTCACAGTTGGTGCAGTACCACCCGTGAAGTCCCAGGAACTTCCATAAGCCAAGGTGCGTCCGCCAGTGCCGTCTTGTGTAATCCAAATGCACCCGCTTTGACCTGCGACAAGATTAGTCGGGTTGGCCAGCGTGCGATTGCCGCCGATGGTTAACGACCAGTTGTTTGACAGACTGAAGTCCGGGGTAATCGTGGCGCCATCCGTCAGCGCTGTGATGGCACCGCGTTGACCCTTGGTCCAGGTCTGTGCTCCATCGAGTAAGCCGTAACCACTGAGATCGCTGGTTAGTGCAACCGTGCCAGTTGCGTTGGGCAGCGTGATGGTTCGATCTGCTGTTGGATCAGCAACCGTCAGCGTTGTTTCAAAGCCGTCATCGGTGCTGCCCTCGAAGATCAGAGTTCGCGTGGCACCGAGTGTGACGTCGCCGGTAAAGGTGCCGCCAGCTTTGGGCATTGCGGCATCAGCCAGGTCATACGCCGACTTGACTGCAGTGGACGTTGCCGCCAACACCGAGCTGGTGGTGCTGGTGGAATCGCTGAGTTGAACTACGCCCGCTGCACTGGTGCTAGCAGCGCTAACGCTGATGACAGGTGTGGTCGTGCCAGTGGCGACTGAGATTGGTGCGCTGCCGGTGACGCTGGTGACGGTGCCGACGTAATCGACGCTCCACTCAAGTCCGGTGGCGGTTGCGCTGTTGGCGCGAAGCACCTGACCGTTGGTGCCAACGCCGAGCTTGGTGAGTGTGGTAGACGCCGAGGCAGCGAGCAGGTCGCCTTTGGTGTAGCTGCTGATGTTGGTGCCACCTCGGGCAACAGCAACGGTGCCGCTTGTCAGGTTGCTGGCGTTGGCGGCTTCAGTGGCAACTTCCTCGACGGCACCTTGGACGTTGGTGCTGGCAATCGTTCCAGCAGGGGTGAAGCCAACGTTTGAGGCGGTCTGGGCGACGTATGTGCTGGAAACGTCGATCTCGTTCCAGCTGGAGCCGTCGCACAAGATGATGTCCGGTGGTGCCAGTGCAACTTCAGGTGCAGGAGCAACACCTGTGCCGCCGACCGCAACCACCACGTAGTACGAGGTGTAAGTCGAGGAGGCGACAGGTAGGGGATCACCAGCCACCAAGCCAACAGCAGCGCCGACGGTGGTGGTAGTCACCACTTCATTCAGGTTGGCGTCGTAGGTGCCGGCGAAGATCAGCTCACCCAGCGACACACCCACGGGCTGCCAGACGTTGCCGTCCCACAGGTAGATGTTTTTATCGAGTGGGTTAAAGAACAGCTGACCGATGTAGTCAGCAACCGGGATGGCTTCACCGATTTGTGCGGTGGAGTAGTCCGCCAGCTTTGGTGCTGTTACGGAATCGCTGGCGAGGAAACTGGCAGAGAAGGAGCCGGTTGTGATCTTTGCCGCGTCAAGGTTGGGGATATCCGCTGCATCGAGAGTTGCGCCAGTCGAGACGTGACCTTGGGCGTCGACGGTGACTTTGGTGTAGGTGCCAGCGGTGACGCTGTTGCTGTGGTTGAGGGTGCCCGAGCTGACGCTCAGACCGGAGCCGGGAACGATGATGCCTTTCGTGCTGACGGTGGCGTCAGGTAGGTCCGCTGGAACCAGTGCGCGGAAGGTTGGGGCGGCGTCAACACCAGTTTCAGGACCAGCCAAGACGACGTTTGCCGCCTGCGTGTCCATCGTGGTGGTGATGGTGGCGCTAAACGCATCGGGGTAGGCAACCGAAAACGCCAGCGGCGTGCTGTCGCTGAAGGTGATGGTGCCGATGCCTGCTTGGCGTACCCATGCGGTGCCGTCCCAGGTGTACTCGATGTTGGTGTTGCTGTTGTACCACTGCTGACCGATGAACGCGCCAGAGCCGGATGGGGTTGCAGCAGCGACGACGGCGGCAGAGTTATCCGCCAGCTTGATTGCTGTTACGGCGTCGTCGGCAATTTTGCCGGTGGTAACGGCGAGGGCGTTGATCTTGGCTTCCGTGACCGCGTTACTAGCGATGGTGGCGGCAAAGCTGCCCGTACCAGAGCCGGTTACGTCGCCGGTCAGCGTGATCGTCTGGTCGCCCGTGTTGGTGCCGGAGCTGGTACCGCTGAACGAGGAGCCGTCTGTCCAGGTGCCGTTGGCGGTAGACAGTGTGCCAAGACCCAGCGTCGAGCGTTGGGCGGCGGCGTCGGCGTCATCGAGGAGTGCGCGACCTGCTGCGGTGCAGGTGATTTCTTCGACGGAACCGGCGCCAGCAGTGCTGCGACCCAGCAGCTTGTCAGTGGCGCTGACGTTTTGGATCTTGGCGTAGGTGACCGCTGCGGCGGCTAGCTCATCAGTGCCAACCTGCCCGCTAGCGATGGCGTCGGCGGTGACGGAATCCGTTGCCAGTTGGGCAGAAGTAACGGCGTCGTCAGCGATCTTGTCTGCGGTGATCGCGTCGTTAGCAATAGCTGCTGTACCAAGCCCGGCAGCGTCAACCTTGGCGGTGGTAACGGCGCCATCGGCAAGCTCAGCCGTGTCAACCGCACCAGCGCCGACGCTGGCAACAACATTGGCGTAAGCACCGGCGCTGTAAATCTGCAGCAGTCCGGTGCTGCTATTGAAAAAGCCGCGTCCGCTGAAGTTATCGGTGCTGGGGGCGGTGCTACCGACTGCAATGGCGCTGTTGGCACCGAGCTTGGCGGCGGTTACCGCACCGCTAGCAAGGGCGGTGGTGCCGAGTTTGGTAGTGCTGGATTGATCGAGCTTGTCGAGATCGACGCTGCCGAGCGGGATGAGATCCAGTCCGGCGTCAACGAGGTTTTGGGCGGTGACCTTCTTGGTTTCCGACGCCGAAATATCGACAATCGGCAGTACGTCGTCTTGGGCAACCGATGCCTTGGGCAACTCGTTGAGCTGCGTAATTCTTTGGTCGGCCAAGACGTGACTCCTAAGCCCTAGTGCTGCCTATCAGTTTAATCAAGCTCCTGCGTGATCAGTTCGTCGAGCGACTGCTCCAGCTCGATTGGCTCGTCTGCTTGAGTAACGAGCGTGTAGCCAGTTGGTTCGCCCACCAGTAGGCGGATTTCGCCCGTGGTTACGAAGTCGATGGAACAGGTAATTGCGTCGGTTGCGCTGACCTGAACACCGGCTCGGGTAACGCAGGCGGTGAACTCGTAATAGACGTTCTGGATGCCAGAGTCCAGCTCGTTGTCGGTTAGATACAAGGCACAATCGAATTCACTGCCGATCTCCGTGCGTTGGATTAGCTGGAGCATCAGCAGAGGCGTTTCGATTTGCCCTGACGTGGTGTAGTCAAAAAGGCAGTTAATAGACCCATTCCCGCTGATAAGACCAGCGGAATACTGCTGCTGAAAGCGGTCATTTAATGTCGTTGTTTCAATCATCTGGCGATCTGTATTTAGCTCGAAGTTGGTTACATTGCCGAGCACACTGAAGCGGAAGTCGCTAATACTAACGGTGATTGTGATCGGATCACCTGCAAAGCTGTCTAGCGCCAGTTCTTGGGCGCGGTTGTTGTTTACCGCGTCGGCAAAGTTGCGGAAAAAGCGCAGACCGCCAGCAGAGTTGACGTTGACGTAAGCGGTAATACTCGACTGGAGCGTTCCAGACGGCCAAGCAGTTGTGTCGAAACAGATCAGCTTGCGGGCGTCATTTGTTTTGATCGTGACGCGATCACCTGTCAGTAGGTTGTCAAGGGCACTGTCGAAACTCAGGCGGTTGAGGATCGTGTTGATGTCGTTGGGGTCGATGCTGTCTGCAATGCGCCCGTAGTTAGCCTCCGTTCCACGGCGAAGGCGGACGTTGCCTGTGTTACCGAGAAAGACAGCCATTAGAACGTCGAATTAATTACGCCGAGCCAGTCACCATCGACGGTGAATTGGACGGGTACTGCCGTTAGTTCGCCATTGGTAACTGCAATGCTGGCGTTGGTGATAAAAGCGTTCAGCTCGATTGTGTCATCTCCTCTTGATGCATCCGGATTCCCACTTCCTACTCGCAGTTTCAAAGTAACCATATCGCTGCGCGTAATTTTCCCTGTGTGCATAATTTTGCTCAGCAGGGCCGTGAATTCTTTATATGCAGTGTTTTCGCTGGAATCCAGTCGGTAGTACAGGAGGGTGCAGCTGCCGGTAGCGGATTTGGTGCTGGGATGCTGGGTGCGAACAAAATCACCGAGTGTCGTGGCGTCCAGCAGGTCCACGTTCATCTCAATGGACCAATCGCGGACTTTGGCGACGGGCTTGTCGTCCAGGATTAGCGAGCCAGCTCGCCCGGAGTAGTAAGAACCCATTACCCGTACACGTTGCCTTGACTCAGCTTAGCGCCGACCTATGCGACAACAAACGCGCTGGAACTAAAGTCAGCCACACGGCTAAGTAGTTCGTTGTTGGGTCCGATATCGCACGGGATAC